AAAGACAAAAACACTGGTGAATATGTCACTGGATGGACTAAATGAGCAACCCCAGAGGCGTATGTTTTGGGCATACCATATGAAGTTGCTCCGTTCATTAGACTTACCCAACAAATTGCAGAAAGTATTAATCCAATTTTTGGAGACAAGCACCCACACAACTTAAAAAGTGCTTTAATCCTTGGAGCTGAATACTATATGCCTGTTGTGGGGCAATCAGTAGCTCAAGGACTTGAGAATAAGTCGTTTATTAGTGCAATTACTGGAACAATTGGTCAGGTGCCAACGGTCGCAGCTTATATTGCATACAACTATAATAAGGACACATTTCTTGGTTCTGAGGATGCGGAAGTATTTAGAAATGGATACTTAGAACTTAGAGATAGCGATAAGTATGACGATAAGACACACGCTACATTTGTATATCTTGGCCAGAAGACTGGACTTAAGCCAAAACAAGCACAAGTGGCATTTGAAAAGCTCTTCACTAAGATAGACAACCAATACTTCTTGCGTCTTGCGTTCTCTGCAACAGACAACCTCACTTATGATGGACTTGTTGAGTCTGGCATAGTAGAAGGAACTGTCCGTCCAGCCGAAGGTTTTGGAGAAATCATGAAGTCTGGTGGTGGACTGACTAAACGAATTGTTCGTGAAGGAGCAATCGGCTGGAAGGCAGCGTACAGATACGATAGCCTTGATAAGTCTTCAGAAGAAGAGTCTACCAGAGCCCGTGTTCGCAGAGATATCAAAGCAATTGCTGAAAGATGGTCTGCGGAAAACGCTAAAGAAGTAACAAAGGAGGCTATTGACAGAATCCTAAAGTCTTATGAGCTGACGGATGATGAGACCCAGAGCATGGCAAAGTACTTTGAATCTGAGGTGATACGCACTAATGTACTAAGTCCTCAAGCGCAAGAAGTTGTCCGTGCCAACACCCCAGAGAAGAGAGCAGAGATACTGACTCAAATTCTTGAGAAGGATGGCCAAGAAACACTGAGGAAGACGCTACAGCAAATTCTCAGATACCAACAGCTGTCCGGAGAAACGGTTGTATCCGAAAAGACGGTCGAGAAGTTTATGGAGTACCGAGGCGAGTGATGATAGTGACTATCTAAACCGCTGGGTTGTTCCAAGAAATAGACTCTCAACTTTTATGAGTACCCCGAGGGAGGTGTTATCATCTCCTCCGGGTACGTCTTTTCTGTAGTAGTTTTTACGGCACTTAATCTTCAGCTCTTCTACGGGCATGAAGATGCAATACATGACGTCATCATGCTCGAGTGTGCCGAGTTCTTCCTTGTGTCTACATCCTTTCTCTGATGCTGCTATCAGCATCCAATAATCGGCCTGCGTGGTGGCTAGTCCCGATGGCACTCCACGAGACTCATACTCAATGTAGAAGTTTCCTGTGCGGTGAGTGCCGAAGTCGAATTTGACCTCAACTGTCTTGCTTTGAAATAGTTGTGCAACAAATGATTCGCCGAGTTGACCCAAAGCAAGGTCGTATCGGAAGTCGCTGTTAAAATCCATAATTAGGTGTCCCAGTAAATAAAAATCCAGTTTGAATTGGGGGAATGATTCCCTTCCCCCTCTTTGGGCGGCTCTTGGCTTGTATCTGACTGATTATCAGTCGCAGGCCGTGAGGAGCGCATCTACGAACGTAGTGTCTAGGTTTCGAACTTGTCTAAGGTTCTTGCGTTCCATAATCTTGGCACGCTCGACCTCAGCCTTGCTAGACCCTAACCCAAGGTTTGCGAACATAATCGCATTGTCCTTCAGTACGTTGTCAATCTGCTCCCGAATATTCATGTTCGTGTAGTACGACATTTCCTTTCGAGTTTGTACAAAGGTAATCATTGACGATGAACTGGAATTCATCCAAAGTTCTTGCGATTCTGTATTCATATCCTTGGGTTTTAGATAGGGACTCGAACAACTTTTGCGAATCAGAAGACCTTCCCTTTGGGGTCTTCATCTCAATCCATAGACCGTGGTATGACTTATTTGGCACCATAAGGAAGAGGTCGGCGACTCCTGCGAGTACGCCTTCCCCTTTCATTATGGCAGCAGTAATCTTGTCTCTGCGTCCCCCGTTTGGTATGGCAAACAAGCAATATGCTTTATCTGCATATTGCAGCCTGAACCAAGCCACGCAGGAACGCTGGAGTCTAGACTCTTCGTGTTTCACTTAGAAAGGAAGGTCGTCGTCGCCAGCTACTACTTGCGTCTTCTTAGGTGCTGGCTTAGCAGCTCCGTCTTTACGCTCGATGTCTACCATTTCGGCCCATCCGTTCCACTCGACAGGGATGCTGTCAAGCTTAATCTTGAAACCGGTCGGTGCCTTAAGCACTCGGCCAATCTCAATCCAGCGAGTCTTCTCCTCGCCATTAACGGTGTACTTTCCTGAAGCGACAACCAATTTTTTGTATTGTTCCATTTTAAAGAAAAATTAGTAATTAAACAAAACTACGATTTAAACGTGATTAACACAGCTTCTCCTGCCTCGTAGCGTTGTAGCAGGTCGCTGTACCAAATGGTCATCCTTACAAAGCTCTCGAAGTTCTCGAGCGTTAGGAGCCAATCTCTTTTGTTCGTTGATTCATTGAACGCACCATCAATGTCTAGAATCTGAAACTTTCCTTTAGCGGTGAGTAGGTGCTCTCCAACAAGAAAGAATCCACCCTTGTGATAAATCTTCACTTTGGTATACTCAGAATGCTTCTTCGATGCTTCTTCGAAGAGAAGTTGCTTCTTCTCGAGCGCTTCTTTCAGCCTCAGTTGCTGCCGTAATTCTTGCTCGGTCGGAGTTGACCTGTTGTTGGAGTGTGGATATTTCATATCTAAGTGTTTCTAATGATGATTGAGTTCGTGATAAAATTTGTAGTAAGGTGATAAGTCTATCTTGGCTTTCTCCTTTGGCCTTTGATGCCCATTCGGCAACCCATTCTTGAGCTTGTCCAATCTCTAACAGTTGCGCCAAAAGTAACAGTTCGTTTGCTCTGTCCATCAGAATACGTCGTCATCGTTAGTATTAATGACCTCCTCTGTGCGGCCAGTTTGGCCAAGAGGGTCGTATCTATCTGATATCAAGAACGTACCGCCCATACGCATCTGAAGTCTAACCGGGTCATTGAAGAACGTAGGTGACCCTCCGGTCTCCGTTACCTTGACCTTGTTGACGTGAATCAGTGTGTAGTTGTATAGACTTTCGTGTCTTGTGTAGCGATGCACGCACCAGAAGTTGTCCGCCCTAGACGAGAACTTCGAGCCACCCTCAATGTCTGCCTGTGCCAATGGCCTAGGATGCCCATCGAGTTCATATCCAAGGTACTCATCTCCTTTGGTGTGCACCTTTCTCAATGCCTCTGTTACGCCATGAGCGTTGATGTATACCGATATCGATGTCTGCTTGCAGAAGATTCGGATGTCGCCAAGCACTCGGTAATCGTACTCGTGTCCTCCAAGTTCTGCGTACAGCTTTCTGTCTTTGGAAATGGAGTTGTATGGGTCTAAGAGCAGTGCCTGATAATCCCATTCATCTTTCACTGACCGTGCGATGTCTAACAACTCGTATGCTGTGTAGCTACGGGTGTCGTCGATGAACCGGAAGTGACCCACTACGAAATCCCTTGCGTTGTAGAAGTCCATGTCGCTAACGTCCTCGGTATGCTGCTGGAGCTTCATCGCTATGAGCTTGTCTATCAAAATCCAGGCATCGTTCTCAGATGAGTATACGAGCCACTTCACGTTGTTCTTCACAGCGTTTACGAGCATGTACCAAAGAATCACGGTGGTCTTACCTGCGTTGGCGTGTCCGGCTATCACAGTCATCTCGCCCTTCTTGAATTGAATATGGCGGTCGAAAACATCTACGCCAATACCCATACCCATCTTGAGTCTACCCTTGCGCTTCAGGTCGATTGTGCGAAGGTGCTCGTCCATGTTTACAAAACGCTCGTCTTTCATTTGGCAGCAAGCATTTTGGGTTCAAGTCCTTGCTCTTTGCATGCCGCTTTGAATTCGTGGTCAAGCTTGAGGTTGTTGAAGTATCGCTTGACAAGCGCCTTAGGTGGGTTAACCCTGTTGGCAACGCAGTAGACTGAGGCTTTCACGACTCGTTCATCTGGCTGCGAATCCCAGTCTATCTCGAACAATCTTGCAACCCGTGGGTCTTGTTGTGTCTCGATACGTTCAACATCTCCGTGGCGCTCCCAAGTGCGGACAGCGGCCTTCCAGTCTTTCATCTTGTTCTTCCCAATCATCCAGCCTTTGGATGCGTAGAAGTCGATGAATGCCTCGGCTTGGGTTTTGGAACCCTTCCATCCACGTTCGGTCATGTACGCCATCACCTCTTCGACCTTTGGCGCCCTGAACCCCTTTTCTCTTTCTTTTGGACTACTACTTGTAGTAGTCTTTTCTTTCTCTTTTGGGGAGGGGGGATTGTCAAGGGGGGAGACCAATTTTTCTGATGTGTCCGGATTTTCCGGAAACTCGGGTGCGATTTCCGGATTTTCCGTACATGAAACGGCACTTGTGTCCGGATTATCCGTACATGGTAGGTGCTGAATGTAGTCAAGCTCTCTCAACTCCGCAAAGGCAGCGTAATGTGCGTCACGCCCATCCTTTGACATTGAAATTGCCCTCCTAGTGTTGGTGCCTGAGGTGTACAAAAGCACAAACAACCCCTTGGCTTTGAGCGACAAACGCTCATCTAAAACAACTTTTTCTAAAATACTGCTCATACAACTTTGTTTAGATGGAATTATTCCATATATTTGTGGTCATAGTTGGACACTTTGGTTGGTGTTTAATGATTGATTAAGGGGAGATGAGGGGCTACGGCCCCTCTTCTTTTTTACAGGATGCGGATAGTTTGCATCACGAGGTTAGTCCAATACTCGTCCTTACCATCGTTGTACTTTCCACGAACGTACCCATTAACAACTACCGTGTCACCAATCTTGATTGCATCCAACAGCGCTGCGTTTTTATTGTAGGCCGTAATCTTGAGCGGCTGCTCCTTGACAACTCCACGGTTATCTTGGATGCTGTTATTGATTACAAAGTCTACAAGAACAATTCCTTTACCGGCTCCAGAACCGATTGAGGTGGTGTTTACTTTGCCGACAAACACGCCCTCTGCTGCAAATTTTACGTCTTTCATAATTTGATGTTGAATCTTAATTGGCTCCGATAGGTTATGTTACCGGCGTCACCAAAGGTAATAACTTGAGCTTGATTGTCGAGCATGTACTTCCTAACAAGGTTCTTACGGTGTCTAAGCTGCTCTTCCAGCCCCTTTAACTCCTCGCTTCGCTCAACGATGTCCTTGGCGATAAGCAAAGTCTCTTCATCGCCTTCCACTACGAGCTCATTGTCTCTTGTCTTAGCGTAGTCGGAGAGAAAAGATTCATAAGGCTTGGCTTGCTCCGTGTAAGCCGTAGGCTCGAACGTGGATGCTTGTTGGAAT